ACGCTATGGCTCCGCTGATTGGCACTGTTGTTGATCCTGCGGAAATAGCTAAACATGTGTTGTCTTATGGGTTTGGGATTAATGATCCTGATCGTTACATGATTCAGCAACAGCCAATGGCTCCCGATATGGGTGCTGGTGGCGGGGAACAAATGGGTCCACCCCCAATGTCGCAAGGCGGCATGGGGCCAGGACCAATTCCCGAACAGGTCTTTGAAGGCACAGGCGGAGTACCACCCGAGCTAGTCAAGCAACTCGAAAACCAAATGGGTGTAGAGTTGCCCAACATGCGATAATGGGACACTTTGATGTGTCATATAGGAACACCCGAAAGGATTCCTGATGGATGAGAATACAGCTTTGGGACTGGATACCAGCAACCCGAGTGCTTCAAGTGAAGTGAATGGCCCTACCCATACGGTCACCGTTGACGGTGAGCAAATGGATGTGTCACAAACGGAACTTATTAATGGCTACCAACGCCAAGCGGATTACACCCGTAAGACGCAAGAGTTGGCAACTGAACGCGAAAGATTGGCTCAAGGTGAGGCAATCGTCCAAGCATTGGAGTCTGACCCCGAAAGTGCCGTATCGGCTTTAGCTGATGCGTTTGGGATCAGAATGGGCAACCAAGGCTCCGTCCCTCAAGAAGAGATGGAAGAAGTGGACCCAGAAGAAACCAGGCTTAGACGACTTGAATCAGCCATTGAAGAACAAGATCGCTTAAACAGACAGCAAAATTTGCAGAAAGAAATGAATGGTCTGCGAGACAAATACCAGTCTGATATTGATGAGAATGCGTTGTACTCTCACGCTTTGAAACACAACATTGGGAACTTGGATGCCGCTTATGCGCATATGACTTATGCGGATTTGCAAAGCAAAGCCAAGAACTCTGACATTGTGGATGAGAAGCGTGCAGCCTCAGTTATTGAGGATGGTTCGGGTTCAGCGGAAGGCTCCATTAATCGTGATTTTGGTACCGCAGTTAATTCAATTCGGGATGCTTACGAGCTTGCAACAAAACAATTATCCGAATAACTAACTAAGGAGTAGACGTGGCTGGTAACGCAAATTTCGACCAAATTTTGTCAACCACTCTCTATAATTACGTCCCTAAGTTGGCTGACAACGTTTTCGGTGCCCGTCCTCTGTTTTATGCGCTTACCAATGGCCAGACCATTAGGCGTATAGGCGGCGGTGCAAAGATCATCGTTCCAATCATCTATGGGTCTAACTCAACTGCCGCTTCATACGCTGGCGCTGACACAATTCCGATTACTGCTCAGGATGGCATTAGTGCCGCAGAGTACGACTGGAAACAGTACGCAGCGACAGTAACCATTACTGGTATTGAAGAAGGCAAAAACAACGGCGAAGCAGCAATCATTGACCTCCTTGAGGGCAAGATTATGCAAGCCGAACAAACCATCATCGACAACATGAACACCATGTTCTGGGGTGATGGCACAGGTAACGGTGGCGACGACTGGATGGGTATCCAAGGTATCGTTGCTGGCGGAACGCTGGGTGGAATTGACTCAACAGCGGCTGGTAACTCGTGGTGGGCACCAACAATGACCAACCACGGTGCAGCAGCATTGTCTTTGGCAGCGATGTCGTCTGTGTACAACACCGTTTCGGTTGGTAACGATCAGCCGACGATCATATTTACTGATCAAGAGCGTTATGAAGATTATGAAGCTCTGCTTCAGCCAAACCTTCGGTACACAAGTGCTGAAGTTGCTGATGCTGGTTTCCAGAATCTTCTTTTCAAAGGCGCTCCAGTAACTTTTGATGATGCTTGTGAAGCAAATGCTATGTACCTCCTTAACACGAAGTATCTTAGGCTTGTAGGGCATACGGAAACTTGGTTCCAACCAACTCCGTTTGTGCGTCCCACGAACCAAGATGCTCGCTTTGCGCAGATCTTGTGTTACGGAAACTTGACTTGCAGCAACCGCTCAAGGCAAGGACGTTTATTTAACATCGCCTAATTTCGATTAGGTATTTGGTGGGGGGTGCTTCGGCCCCCCCACACCACAATTCGGTTTAGTGGAGCAAAATGCAGCGAGAAATAGCACTCACCTACAGACCAGATGCTCGCATTGCTGGTTCAACTGGCAGTCGTCCAGGCCACTACGCACCTGGCGAATCACGCAATGCTCGCCCTGTTCCTGGGGTAACTGCGTATGTAGACGAAGTGCTTTCAACTGTCACAGCACAGCATTTTTGTTCCGCAACGACCCGTGCAGGCAATCCGTGTAAAGCACGGCCAGTCGGCGGGTCGGATATTTGCATTGGTCATACCCGCCAGAAGGCGGCAGGCTGATGGCTTTAACGCTGGCACAAATGCGAACACAGGTTCGTAGTGTGGTAGATATTGATTCAACTGATATTGATGACACAACGCTAGACACAATGATCGGTCAAGGTTTTGATCTCATTGTTTACAGCGAGAAACGTTGGCCTTTCTATGAGGTTCGTACAACGTTTAATACTGCGGATGCAACGAAGGATTATACGCTTGCTACTATTGCGGCTTCTCCTGACGCTATAACTCAGGGTTTGCGTGACATGATCGCTATTCGTAATATCGACCATGTTCTGGAATATATTGGTTCCGATAGCGCAGATTTTGATTACCCTCTAAACTCGTTACCGTCGGGTAACCCGTGGGAGTGGAGTTTTTGGAACGACACAGTTCGCCTTTACCCTGTTCCTGACGGCATCGCTACTTTGCATGTTCGAGCTATTCGCAATGCAACAGCATTTGGTTTAGGTACCGCAAGTGGAGTTGAACCTGATCTTCCCGATCCGTTCCATGCGGTTCTTGCTACTTACGCTACTAGTGCAGCATATTTTCAGCAGGAAGACCCCACAATGGGCAACCAATATATGGCGTTGTTCCAATCCCAACTCGATAACCTTGCCCGACGTTACGCTGACACTCCTGCCCCGCAACCAATGATTGCGAACAGTCGAAGGTCAGGTCGTTTCGCTTCGGGTCTTGGAAGGCTAAGGTTCGCCAATACTGGCGGAGTGATCTGGTAAGCCCTGATGGCTCGTCAAGGTTTCTCTCTTGAAGTATTGGAATCATTCTCAGGTGGATTAAACCTGAGAAGTGACCAGTTCAACCTCGCAGACAACGAATCACCCGACATGCTCAACGTCACCGTTGACCCTCGTGGTGGTATTCGTATGCGTGACGGCGTTGACCGTCGAAACAACACAGCCCTGAGTGACGACATTAAAGGCATGTGGGGATTCCATACCGATTCTGGCACTAGCCAGTTAATGGTCAACTACGGAACCAAAGTTGCTCGCTCTGCGGTGGGTGACTTTACAGATCTCGCAGGTATCACAGCAAGGACGGACGGATCTCGTGTTTACGGGATCACAATGAACAATGTGGCTTATGGCGTTAGTTATGACCAGCCGTCATTCCGTTGGAATGGGACAACGGCTGCGGATCTCGGAACCACGTTTGGGGCAAGCGGGAATATGCCGCAAGCCCAATATGTGGCTTTCTGGAACAACTTCGCATGGGTGGCAAACACCTATGAATCAGGAGCAGGAAAGCAGTCCCGAGTTAGATGGTCAGCAGCTAACGACCCAGAAACCTGGGCCGCAGCAGACTATGTTGACATCGACCTCGGAGAACACGGCGACTACATCACAGCAATAGTCGCCGACGGTGATCGCCTTCTAGTTTTTAAGACCAACAGCGTGTATGCGATCTTCGGATTTGATTCCGATTCGTTTCAAGTAGTGACATTAACGAACGACATGGGATCGGTTGCATTGTCATCGCCTGTGAATACGACGTTTGGCACATTTTTTTGGCACGCACAAGAAGGCATCTTTGTGTACGACGGCCAAAACTTTACGTGGCTGTTCAGCAAACTACAACCCGCCATAGACGACGGACGAATAACTTTTGGTAGTGAACCGCAACTGGCGTGGGGAAACAACAAACTTTATGTTTCGGTTGACTGGACGGATGCCGCTGCCACAACTCGCCGCACTTTTATTTATGATCCGACTCTCGGTGAGGGTGGCGCTTGGGCTGCCACCGATATAGATGCTGGACCTTTATTCGCATATCGTCCCCCAAATCAGACGCCTACAGTTTTTGCGGGTTGCGTAGCAAATACGGGTTCAGTTATTGATGTTGAGGACGAACAGAAACGTGACGCCGACCGTTACACGGGTAGTACGGAAACCCACATTTCTTCTTATTTCATTACTCGTTGGGTAACGGGCAAAGACCCCATCGTTAAGAAACGTTGGGGTCGGCCCAGGGCTGTTGTTTCCGCTGAGGAAACAATTACGTTGCCCGTAAACATTTTTAAGGACTACGACAAATCTACGCAAACAGCTAGTTTCAGTGTGAGCGTTACAGGTAAAACGTCTGCTTCTCGTTGGGATACAGCTAAATGGGATGAAGCATCAGGTACCTATGTTGCTAAGTGGGATGCTATTGGTCGTGATCTTACCGCTGATGTCAAAAACTTGCCTACACTTGGGACAGGACGGAGTGTAAGTATGAAGGTCAGCGGCCCTACTAATAATTTCCATTGGGAAATAAATGCGCTGGCGTTCACGTATACGCCAAGGAGACTGCGTTAAATGGCGACTCTTGGACCTTTAAACGATTTTAATGCGGGCACAACCATTGTGGCTGCTGACATGAACCAGAACTTTGCGGACATTGAAACGTTTGTGAATACTACTCCTGGTCTTGTTCAGATAGACATTGTGGACGCTAAGGGCGATATTATTGTTGCTTCTGCGGCGGATACTATCACTAGGTTGGCTGTTGGTAGTAATACTTATGTGTTGACTGCTGATTCGACTACTGGTACGGGTTTGGTGTGGTCTGCTGCTCCTGCGGATGCGACAAAGATGCCGCTCGCTGGCGGCACTTTCACGGGTGTAGTCACTTTCGACGGCGCTAGCCCCATTGTTTTAGAGGGTCTTACTGCGAATGCCCACGAAACAACGATTACGGTTACTGATCCGACTGCGGATCGGGTACTGACGTTACCTGACGCAACTGGGACAGTTGCGCTTATTACTGATATACCCGCTTCCGTGAATGGTACGTCGGATAACATTATTTCTAATCAAGTCTTTAGCTAAGGGACAGATATGGCGACATATACGAAAACAATTCTGTCGGGAAGTACCGACGGGCGAGGTATTCTGGTAGCTGCTATTGCTACGGCAGGCACTTTGATTCATACGGGGAGCGCTACGGCGACCACGTTGGATGAGATTTGGCTGTATGCGGTAAACAGTGACGCTGCTGATGTCAAGTTAACTTTGGAGTGGGGTGGAGTTACAGTCTCCAATGACCTCATCGAAGTGACCGTTACTGCTGAGTCAGGTTTAATGCTTGTTGCTCCTGGGTTGCTCATCAAGGGAAATGCTGGGGCGGCGTTGGAAGTTAGAGCTTGGGCTGCGGTAACGAACGACATCATCATTCATGGTTACGTAAACCAAATCACAGCCTGATAGGGGCATTTCGTGTTCCGACAGGACAGAACTAATCCATCTACAAAGATTTCTCAGTGGAGAGGGCGCTCATCCACGCCGAAGGCGTGGCCGAGCACCCGTGTTTCTACGTGGATGAACGGCGGATTGTTCGGTGGTGCTGCTGGGATTGATTCTTGGGTGTCGATCAGTCAGACAATTATTGCCAGTACACCTACTTATGAGGTTAATTTCACATCGATTCCTCAGACGTATCAGAATCTTCGGATCGTGATTTCGTCTGCTGAACTGACGACTTACCCCAACATGACTTATACCAGTGTCAACGGTGACACGACTGCCACTAACTATTATCTGCTCACATTTAACGGGTCAGGCGCTACTACCACTGGAACGTCAACCGTTCATTTCGGTTACGGAACTTTGCGACTGCCATACGGTGACTTCCCAGCAGTCAGTACCCATAGTCCTCCGTTTAAGAGCAGCGCCGTTTATGATTTGGTTGCCTATGTGCGGGATGGCAGTAACCCTCGCTTCCCCGTTTTCGGTCCTGTGCAGGCAGGAAACCAGATAGCCCAATCTGCTACTGATGCTGGACTCCTCACTCACAGCAGTACGGGACATATTTCTACAACTTCAAGTTCTAGCATGCTGATTACTAGGGAAACAGAAACATCGAACTATTCGTGGGAAGTGGGCACGAAAGTAACCCTGTATGGAAGAGGGGAAATCCCATAATGTCTGACTTCGAGCAAATAGAGGTAGGGACAATAAGTGTCGCCGCATCCACTCTTGCCATTACAGGTATTCCGAGCACCTACAAGCATCTTGAATTGACGTTCAATGTTCACTGTACGCAGGACACGCAGAACCAAAACTGTTTCATTCAGTTAAACGGTGACACGGGCAGCAAATACGGGCAGGCACGGCTTTCCTCTTACAACGGTGCTAACTGGGGTTTTCAGGACGAATACACAGGTCAGGCATACAACGCCATCAACCCGTTTGAAGCACCAGGAATCTACGGCACTGGTTCAGGTAATCGAGACACGAACCATACCTCAACTACGGTGTTCCGTTTCTTCAACTATGCGGGCACGACTCTCAACAAAATCTTTACTGCGTGGTGTGCTTCACCGTTCGGTGTCGCCCACGGCGACAACCGCGGGTGCGCTCAGGTGATAGGTGTTTATACGTTTGATTCAACCGCAGCAATTACCCAGATCACATTGTTAGCAGGTGCAGGAAACTTTGATACTGGGGCTAAATACATGTTGGCGGGGTACAAGTAATGGCTAGCGCAATCGAGAAGATTTCCGAAACCGATATTGGCGGCGGGATTAACACCATAACTCTGAGTGCCATTCCCCAAGGCTACGACGACTTGCTTTTGATGATGCAATCCAAGACAACCTCAACTTCTACGCATGGCATCCAAAATTACTTTCTCTACAACGCCGCGAATCTGGGTAGTTCCCCTTATATCAGTGGGTGGAAAGCCATTTGGGGTCGTGGCGCTGGGACTGGCTACATTGACGGTGGCTTCATTCAAACCGAGGCCCAATATCTCACTAGTGGGGGTGCTACTTCCAAAGCCAGCGATATTGGTACCTTTTGTATGCGGCTGTATATGCCTGAGTACTCCAGTACTGCTTTCTCCAAAATGTTTCAGTTTCAATACGGCAATGTAACAAATAGCTCCAACGACTACTGTGAAATCAACTCGGGCATTTGGTCCATAGGTACTACGACAGCTATGACGAGCTTCAACATAAATTTGAATGATGGTAACTGGGCGGCTGGAAGCCAAATTTCTCTTTACGGGATCAAAGGAACTTGATATGACCCAAAAACTAATAGTCGATTGCACAGCAGGTACACAAGAATATGTGGACCTGACTGCTGAGGAAGAAGCAGATATGGAAGCCCGTGCGGCTGCCAGTATTGTGCAACGTGACGAAGGAATGGCTGCTGTTGAGGCAGTAGCGGCAGCTAAGGCGTCTGGTGAAGCGAAACTTGCTGATCTGGGGCTTTCTGTTGACGAGATAGCTGCTTTAGTGGGCTGATATGGCTGTCACGTATCGCCCCACCCACACGTTTCTGGGACAGAACAGCGTTTCTTTAGAATACGAATTAAGGAAACTGTCTCAAAAAATTGAAACTATCGGGGAAACGGATAGCGATATTCGTGCGGTTGCTTCGGGAGCTATGGCTATTGCCACATCTGCCGAGGTCGCTGTCAGCGCTGCTGCTTCTTCGGCGGCGGTTGCAGCTAATACTGCTGCGATTACATTGTTACAAAACGATCTTGATGCAGTCCGACTAGGACTTTGGAGTTGAAATGAGTTCGATATTAGCTAACGCAACGTCTTACGGTGTGTTCAAGGGCGATCAGCAATTAACTGTTTCTAGTGCTGCTGTTGCTTTGACTGTGCCTACGGGTGCTGTCGGTGCGATGATTACGAATGGTGCTGAAGCTATTCGTGTGCGCTGGACTGGTGCGGGTGGTGGTGACCCTACTGCTGCTATTGGTCATTATTTGAATCCGTATTCGGTTATGGATTTGTATACGAGAGATTTGACGGAGATCAAATTGATTCGTGTTGCTAGTGATTCTGATGTTCAGATTTCGTTCTTTGGTTTGGATAACTGATGACTCTTCAACGTATCGAGCAACGTATTACTCAGACTTCTGTTGGTGATATTTCTGCTGTTACGACTACCGCTCCCTTGCAGGGAGGCGGTACGACAGGAGATTTAGCGCTTACATTGAGTCCGTTCTCGGCAACTACGGCTACTGCGACTGCGGCTGATTATGTCGTTATTTCTGATACGGATGATTCTAACGGTGTTAAGAAAGCTCTTATTTCTGATATCACGGCGTTAGCAGGCACGGTTACATCGGTGACTGGGACTGCCCCCATTGTTTCTACGGGTGGGGCTACTCCTGCTATTTCGATAACGGTGGATGCTGGCACGTTGGTGTTGGCTGGTCAGG